AGAAACTCCAAAATGGAATTCTGATAAAGGTGGTTACGATTATGGTAATTCAGATGAGGATGAAACTTCATTTGGTGGAGCAAAACCTTCAGGTTATGAAGACCCACAAGCGGGTGCTGAAGGGGAAGATGATATGCCATTCTAATCAATGAAAATAACTTGGACAAATAACTTGGACACGAACTTAGACATCGTGTCCAAGTTGTCTAAAAAACTTACAAAAAATAACATTTACTTGGACATATGGGAATAAAAAAGAAAACCTTCTCTATGGAGGATATAAAAAACAAATACTCTACTAAAACAAAATATAAAGACGAAAGTTATTATAATTGTGGTGAAGCGTTTATGGAGGCTTGTGGATTACCAGGGCCTATTATGGGTGGAATCAATATGTTTTTAGGGCATTCAAACTCATCAAAAACAACCGCAATGATTTTAGCTGCGGCTGATGCTCAAAGAAGAGGTGATTTACCGGTTCTTATGATTACAGAAAAAAAATGGAGTTGGACTCACGCTGTTGAGTTAGGATTACAAGCGGAACAAGATGAAGATGGTAATTGGGATGGTCATTTTATCTTTAATGATAGTTTTGATTATATTGAACAATTAACTGACTATATGAATGATATATTGGATGCTCAAGAAAGTGGGGAAATTCCTTATAATATTTTATTTTGTTGGGATTCTGTTGGTTCAGTTCCTTGTAAAATGACTTACGAAGGTAAGGGTGGAAAAATGCACAACGCTGCGGCACTTGCTGATACAATTGGTATGGGTATTCACTCGAGAATTTCTAAAACCAAAAAAGAAAGTGTTCCATATTACGCAACTATGGTTGTAATTAACCAACCTTGGGTTGACTTACCGGATAATCCTTTTGGACAACCCGAGATTAAAGCTAAAGGTGGTGAGGCGTTATGGTTGGCATCAAGTTTAGTATTCTTATTTGGTAATCAGAAGAAAGCGGGTATTAACCACATCACAGCGACTAAGAATGGTAGAACGGTGGCTTATGCAACAAGAACTAAAATATCTGTATTGAAAAACCACGTTAATGGTATTTCATTCAAAGATGGTAAAATTATTGCAGTACCACAAGGGTATATTAAAGACGATAAAGTGGCTTTAGACAAATACAAAAAAGAATATTCAGAATTTTGGAATAAAATCTTATCAGGTGATGGTGACATTGTCTTCAAAGATGTTGTTACAAAAGTAGAAGAAGAGGACGAAGACTAGTACTAACGTAAACAAACAAAAAGTGGTTAAAACACTATTAGTGGATGGTAACAATTTAACAAAAATTGGATTCCACGGGGTTAAAGATTTTTTTAATAAAGGTAAACACATAGGTGCCGTATGGCACTTTGTGAATACCCTTCGTAGACTTATAGACGAAGAAAACTACGACAAAGTAGTTGTGTTTTGGGATGGGGATGATAATTCCCTTACCCGAAAAACATTATATCCCCAATATAAAGAAAAAAGACGTACAACCGATGAGTTCAAAGACCAATCTTTTGAAGAACAAAAAGAGAGGATTAAGGCGTATTTGGAAGAGTGTTATGTAAGACAAATAAACGTTGAAAAAAATGAGGCGGATGATTTGATTGCTTACTACTGCCAAATCTCGGAGAACGAACAAAAGACCATATTCTCGGGGGATAAAGACCTTATTCAACTTATCTCTGATAAGGTATCTTTATATTATCCAAAAACAAAACAAACATTTAGAAATGGAGACAAAGTAATGTTGGAATATTATTATTTCCCACATCAAAATGTTCGTACCTATAAAATTTTATCAGGTGATAAATCCGATAATATTGATGGTATTTCCGGACTTGGAGAGAAAACTCTTGTAAAGTTTTTTCCTGAGTTACTTGAAAAACCGGTTTCTGTTTCCGATATTTTAGAAAAGGCTGAAATCCTACTAAAAGAGAATAAAAGTAATAAAACTTTACAAAATCTATTATCCGGAAAAACAAGAACCGGAGTATATGGTAATGAGTTTTTTGAAGTTAACCAAAAGATTGTTGACTTATCAAATCCTCTGATAACAGAAGAAGGTAAAGAAATGGTCGAATTATATTATAGGGAAACTTTAGACCCTGACGGAAGGGGTCATAGAAACCTAATAAAGATGATGATGGAAGACGGATTTTTTAAATATCTACCGAAAGGGGATGACACTTGGGTGAATTTTGTTAGACCCTTTTTAAAACTAACAAGAAAAGAAAAAAGAAATTATAACAACAATTAATTAAAACTATGAAAGACCAAGAATCGGTAAAATTAGAGTTCTTAATGATGGTAAACGACAACATCATTGTACAGAGATTTTTTAATGTGAGAGAGTTTAACAATGAGGCTAAAAACTCATTAGAACTTTATGAATTACTTCGTGAATTTAAAGACGATATTCAATCACAATTAGCATTGAAAACCGTAACGTATATGACGGATAATATGTACGAAATTATTAACAATCCGGCGATTTTAGAAACGTCATACACTGACGGCCCGGAGTACTTTAACATCTTCATCAAACAAAATGATGTGACAATTTGTCATAGACAAGTGGACGCTAAAGTATACCCTCCAAAGATAAGATATACTGTGGATGTACGACCACACCTAAAAAACTTATTGATGAACTTGACTGACATTTTTTCATCTAAAAATTTAACAAAAAAATATCTAGAAGTTAACCTAAGTGTGTAGTATTTATTATTACACTAAAAGAAAAAATATATGGCGTCAAACAAAAATTTCGAGTATCTAGGTAGTACCTTTCAGATACAATTATTAAACCAAATCATTATCGATAAAGATTTCTCAAGGTCTATTATAGATGTGATTGAAACAAGTTATTTTGAGAATAAATACTTCAAATTAATCATTCAAATGATTAAAGAGTATTACACAAAATACGAACACACACCAACCTTTGACACATTAGAACAAATCACAAAATCTGAGATACAACAACCTCTGGCAGCAAAAATCATTATTGATACCCTTAATAAAGTTAAGGAATCAACACTTGAGGGGGCGGAATTTGTACAAGAAAAATCAATGAAGTTTTGTAAACAACAAGAGTTACAAAAAGTTATGGTTAAGGCTCAAAAAATCATCGACACGGGTGAATTTGAGAGTTATGACACATTAGAAGAGATGGTTAGTAAAGCTCTTCAAGTGGGTGAACATGATAAAGGAACAGAAAGTGTTTTCAGTAATTTGGACGACGTTTTAAACGAGGATTATCGTCATCCGATACCGATGGGTATTCCGGGGATAGATAGACTCTTAAAAGGTGGTTTAGCTAAAGGTGAAATTGGTGTTGTTTTAGCACCAACAGGAGTAGGTAAATCGACTTTACTAACAAAAATCTCAAATCACGCATTTAATTTGGGATACAATGTTTTACAAATTTTCTTTGAGGATAACCCAAAGATTATTCAACGTAAACACATTACTTTATGGACAAAAATCCACCCGGATGAATTGTCTTTAAGAAAAGATGAAGTTATGGTAAAAGTTAAAGAGGTTAAAGAAAAAATGACTAATGAACTTATACTTAAAAAACTTCCATCTGACACCGTAACAATGATGCAAATTAAGAATCAAATTAGAAAAATGATTTCTGAAGGAAACAAAATTGATATGGTATTATTAGACTACATTGATTGTGTTGTTCCTGATAAAAACTTGGGGGATGAATGGAAATCTGAAGGGTCTGTGATGAGAGCATTTGAAGCTATGTGTCACGAGTTAGACATCGTTGGATGGACGGCAACTCAAGGTAATAGAAGTTCAATATCTTCTGATGTAGTAACTACCGACCAAATGGGTGGTTCTATCAAAAAAGCACAGGTTGGACACGTAATCATTTCCGTGGCTAAATCTCTACAACAAAAAGAAATGAAATTAGCGACAATAGCTATTACAAAATCACGTATTGGTGATGATGGGATAGTGTTTGAGAATTGTAAATTTGATAATGGTATGTTAGAGATAGACACAGAAAGTTCAGTAACATTCTTGGGTCTTGAAGAACAAACCGAAGAAAGAAACCGTCAAAGAATTAAAGATTTGATGGACAAAAGAAAAGAAAAAAACCAAACACAAAATAATTAAAAAAATGGAAGAAAAAATATTAAAAGAAAATCCGAATAGATTCGTGATTTTCCCAATTGAACATAATGATATTTGGGAATTTTACCAACAACATCAATCGGCATTTTGGACGGCAGAAGAAGTAGATTTATCTAATGACATTAGAGATTGGGAAAATTTAACTGATAATGAAAGATTCTTTGTGAAGAATGTATTATCATTTTTTGCGGCATCTGACGGAATTGTTAACGAAAATCTTGCGGAGAATTTCTTAAAAGAAGTTCAATACCCTGAGGCTAAGTTTTTCTACGGATTCCAACTTATGGCTGAGAATATTCACTCTTTAATGTATTCATTATTGATTGATACTTATATTTCAGATGCTAATGAGAAAGACGAATGTTTCCACGCAATTGATAAATTACCTGCGGTTCAAAAGAAAGCGAAATGGGCTTTGGATTGGATTGAAAATTCAACATTCCAAGAAAGATTAATCGCGTTCGCAGCTGTTGAGGGTATTTTCTTTTCTGGTTCGTTCTGTTCAATTTTTTGGTTAAAATCAAGAGGGATTATGCAAGGTTTATGTAATGCTAATTCATTGATATTCAAAGATGAAAACTTACATTGTGATTTTGCAATTCATTTGGTTAATAATCATTTAGAAAACAAACCAAGTGAGAAAAGAATTAGAGAAATTTTATTATCTGCTTTGGAGATTGAAAAAGAGTTCATTACAGAATCTATACCAGTTTCATTAATCGGTATGAATTCAAATTTAATGAAACAATATCTTGAATTTGTAACCGATGGTTTATTAGTTAAATTTGGTTGTAAAAAACAATTTAATGTGGAACAACCATTTAAATTTATGGAACAAATAGCTGTTGAAACAAAAGGTAACTTTTTTGAATCTAGAACTATGGAATACCAAAAGGCTAAATTAGGTGAGTCATTAACATTTACAGACGATTTTTAATATGATGTCATTAAAGATAAAAAAAAGAGGGGGGGACGAAGTTTCGTTCAACCCCCAAAAAATTTATAATAGAGTTAAACGAGCGGCAAGAGGTTTAAACGTAAATGCTGATGAGGTATTCATTAAGGTGATTACTTCAGTTCCAACAGAGGGTGTTATTACAACCAAAGAGTTAGATAAATTGGTTTACGAGATTGCTGCGGCATACACCGGAAGTCACCACGATTATTCAAGACTGGCGTCTTCTGTGGCTATTTCTGCATATCACAAAGAAACTGACGAAAGTTTCTGTAACACAATGCACACATTACACGTTGACGGTATTATTAACGATAAGTTAATGGAAACTATTGAAAAATATGGTTCTGAAAATATTGATTCTGTAATAAATCATGAGAATGATTACAATTTTGATTATTTTGCGTGGAAATCATTACAAGAAATGTATTTGTTAAAAACTCCTGAAGGTAGAGTAATTGAAAGACCTCAACACATGTATATGAGAGTGGCTTTGTGGGTGACTAAGTCATTTGAAGAGGCTGTTGAATATTACAATTCATTATCAAACCAACTTATTTCTCCGGCAACACCAATTATGATTAATGCAGGTACAAGAACACCACAATTGGCTTCTTGTGTGTTGAAATACAATCATGGAGATTCAAGAGAAGGTTTATTACAAACATTCAACGATATCTCAACTTACTCATCTGACGCTGCTGGTATTGGATTATGTATGTCTAACGTTCGTAGTAAAGAAAGTCGTATTAACTCATCAGGTGGATTTGCTGGTGGTTTACTGAAGTACTTAAAAATTGTTAATGAAGGGTTAAGATTCTTCAACCAACAAGGAAGAAGACCGGGAAGTGCGGCTATCTACATTGAACCTTGGCACAAAGACATTATTGATTTACTTGACATAAAAAAGAATACAGGGGCTGAGGAGTTAAGAGCAAGAGATTTGTTTACATCTATTTGGTTACCGGACAACTTTATGGAGGCAGTTAAAAATAATGATGATTGGTATTTGTTCTGTCCTAATGATATCTTGAAAGCGGGTATCAAACCATTACAGGAAACTTATGGTGTTGAGTATGAAGCAAACTACAACAAAGCGGTTGAACTTGGTCTTGGTAAGAAAGTAAAAGCACAAACTATTTGGAATAAAATTATTGAATCTCAAGTTGAAACTGGTGTTCCTTATTTATGTTCTAAAGATAGTGCTAACAGAAAAACAAACCATCAAAACATCGGGGTGATTAAACAATCTAACCTATGTAATGAAATTTACCAATATACTGATGAGAATACTACGGCAATCTGTACATTATCATCTATGGTGTTGAAAAACTTTATTGTTAAAGGTGAGTTTGATTTTAAATTACTTTATAGTGAGGTTAGAAAGGTTGTGAGAGCACTTAACAAAGTTGTTGACATTAATAGTTATTCAACTGAACAAGGTAGAAAAGGTGGTTTAGAACAAAGAGCAATTGCTATCGGAACTCAAGGTTTAGCTGACGTATTCTATTTAATGGATTACATCTTCACATCTGAAGAGGCGAGACAATTAAATAAAGAAATCTTTGAAACTATCTACTTTGCGGCAATTACCGAGAGTATGGAATTATGTAAATCAGGTGAATACAAACCATACAAATTCTTTAATGGTTCACCAATGTCAAAAGGTGTATTCCAATTTGATATGTGGGGATTAGATTATGAAGGATTAGGAAGAATGTGGGATTGGGACTCACTTAAATTAGAAGTATCCAACCACGGGGTTTGTAATTCGTTATTCACGGCTCAGATGCCAGTAGCATCTTCGGCTAAGATTACAGGTTCATTTGAAATGACAGAACCAGCTCACTCGGCATTATTTAATCGTCGTGTAGTTGGGGGAGAAATCTTAATTGTTAACAAATACTTAATTAACGATTTTGAGAAAATTGGTATTTGGTCTGAAGATTTGAAAAATGAGATTATTATGAATGAAGGTTCTATTCAAAATATTAACTTCAATCATTACCTTGACCCTGAAGAAAAAAACTATAACAAAAAGGTTAAAAGAATTGAACATTTAATTCCAAAATATAAAACTATTTGGGAGATATCACAAAGAGAACTTATTGATATGGCGGCTGACAGAGCACCATTCATTGACCAATCACAATCGATGAATATCTATATGTCAAACCCAACATTATCAAAAATTTCATCATCACACTTCCATTCTTGGGGTAAAGGATTGAAAACTCTTTGTTATTATGTTAGAACTAAAGCTATATCTACCGGAGCAAAACACTTGGCGGTGGACATATCTAAAGTAGGTCAACCAAAACCAATTGAGAAACCAAAAGTTGAATTAACACAAAAACCTTCGGATTCCGAGTTTGAGTGTTTCGGATGTGGTTCTTAATAAGAATATAAATCACGGCTTATGTCGTGATTTTTTATTTTTGGGGTATTTATAAAAAATAATTACGACACTATATTTATAGATATGGCAGATGGAAAAACATATGGTATTAATTTCCCTTTTAGGGATTCTTATGATGGAAAGTATTTAGACCTTTCTAATGATAGTGCAGAAGAAACTAGAACTGACTTAATACATTTATTATTAACTAGAAAAGGAAGTAGATATTTTTTACCCGATTTTGGAACAAGATTGTATGAGTTTATTTTTGAACCATTAGACGGCCCAACTTTTTCAGATATTGATGCTGAAATTAGAGACGCGGTTGAAGAATATATCCCCGGAATAACAATAAAAAATATAAGTATTACTGCGGCATCAGATGGTGAGGAGGATAAAGGTACTTATATTGACCAATACGATACTCGTGTCTATAGAGTACCGGGTATTGGAACTAAAGAACATACTGCGAAAGTAAAAATAGATTATCAACTAAATAACGACGTGTTTAACGCTAGTGATTTTGTAATCCTAAATATTTAAAGAATATGGCAAATAAAAAAATATCGTATACTACGAGAGATTTCCAATCAATTAGAACTGAATTAATAAACTTCACTAGAACTTATTATCCGGATTTAGTTGACAACTTTAATGATGCTAGTGTATTCTCAGTATTATTAGATTTAAATGCCGCGGTTACTGATAACCTTCAATTTAATATTGATAGAAGTATTCAGGAAACTGTGTTACAATACGCTCAACAAAGGTCGTCAGTTTTTAATATAGCCAAAACTTATGGATTAAAAGTTCCGGGTCAAAGACCATCAGTTGCTTTAGTTGATTTTTCAATAACAGTACCGGCTTTCGGTGATAAAGAAGATTTAAGATATTGTGGTATACTACGTAGAGGTTCTCAAGTAAATGGTGCAGGTCAAGTGTTTGAAACAGTGTATGATATTGATTTTTCATCACCTACAAATGCTGAGGGATTTCCAAACAGATTAAAAATACCAAATTTCGATTCTAATAATAAATTATTGAATTATACGATAACTAAACGAGAAACTGTTGTTAATGGAATTACCAAAGTTTTTAAAAGAGTTATTACCGCAAATGATGTAAGACCATTCTTTGAATTATTTTTACCTGAAAAGACCGTTTTAGGTGTAACTAGTGTCTTATTAAAAGATGGTACACAATATGCTAATGTTCCTTCAAACCAAGAATTTTTGGGTGTTGAGAACAGATGGTTAGAAGTACAAGCTTTAGCTCAAGATAGAGTTTTCGTTGAAGACCCAACCAAAGTTTCGGATAATCCGGGAATTAAAGTTGGTAGATATGTTGCAACATCAACTAAATTTATTACTGAATATACTCCTGAAGGTTTCTTCAAACTAACTTTTGGTGGAGGTAGCCAATCGGCTGATGAACAATTAAGAGAATTTGCTCGAGATGGTAAACCATTAAATTTATACAAATATTCTAATAACTTTGCTTTAGGTAGTACTTTAAAACCTAATTCAACTTTATTTGTTCAATATAGAATTGGTGGTGGAACGGGAAGTAATTTAGGTGTTGGTGTTATAACTCAAATAGGTACTGTTTCATTCTTCGTGAATGGGCCATCGGAATCCGTAAACACAACTGTTGTTAATTCGTTAAGATGTAATAATGTAACTGCGGCTATTGGTGGGGCTAATTACCCAACAACAGAAGAAGTAAGAAATTTAGTATCATACAACTTTACCGCTCAAAATAGAGCTGTTACCGTAAATGATTACGAATCAATTATTAGAACAATGCCATCACAATTTGGAGCACCGGCTAAAGTTGCGATAACTGAAGAAAACAATAAGATTAAAGTTCAAATGTTGTCTTATGATGAAACCGGTAGATTGACTGAAATAGTTTCTAATACACTAAAAAATAATGTGGCTAATTACCTGTCAAATTATCGTATGATTAATGATTATGTATCAATTGAAAGTGCTAACGTTATTGACTTAGCTATCAATGTTGACGTGGTATTAGATAACTCACAAAATCAAGGTTCTATTGTTTCTCAAATAATTAATATAATATCCGACTATTTTGACCCAACAAACCAAGAGATGGGTGAAAATGTTAATGTATCGGAATTAAGAAGATTAGTTCAAAGTGAAAATGGGGTAATCTCAGTTTCTGATATGACATTCTTTAATAAAGTTGGGGGTCAATATTCTTCTTCTCAAACATCACAAAGATACATTGATTCTGAAACTAAACAAATTGAATTAGTTGATGATACTATTTTTGCAGAACCAAGACAGGTGTATCAAATTAGATATCCTAATAAAGATATCAACGTTAGAGTTAAAAATATTAAAACAGTTAATTTCTCTTAGCAATTTATTTTAA